TTCCTTTTGATAATAGTCCTGCAAAATCCATGTGTAATTCCTCCTATTTTTTGTATACATATTTTGTAACATTATCAACTACAGCTGTTACTTCAACGATGATCCGCTTTAGATCAGCCGTGTTAGCATCTTTAGCGGTACCAGAAAAACCAATACTACCGAATGTGCTTAAAACACTTTCAGCAATACTGGTCTGGCTTTTGTCTCCGTACAATTCAACTGTGATTGTCCAATCTGTTTGTAACTCATTACCCAACGAATCGATCTGATGTGGTTTATTGGCTGTCCGATAAATTGCTAATGGGAATGTATTCCAACTTGAAGGATAGTCCGTCGCAATCTTTTTGATGTCAGTGACAGCTTGTAATACTTCAACGGTGACTGTCTTCATCTTCACACGTTCCATCACTTCAACTCCCTTAACTTGCGTTGTACATGTTCTTTGTAGATTTCTGGCGCTTCACCGATCAAATCTACTAAAGAAGGATACAAGAACGGTCGTGCTGGCTGTCCTATGGTAATGTAGAAGTCTGTACCTTGAACAGTCACACGAGGAATACCGTATATAGCTTCTAAATCCACCGCAACATCTTTCGCTGGGATAAACCATGCTGTTTGCGAATAGACTGGTGTAAATCCTTCTGGCAAATCTTTAGGACTAGCTTCACCGACAGGACCTGTACCAACTTCGCGAAATAGTGCTTCTTGCTTGTCGGACCAGACACGTCCAACAATTTGGTTCTGTGCATTAATCACGACTTCGTTTTTCAAACTACCCAACAATTCACCACTAGAATATTTCATGCTAGATGACAATCGCAGTTCTGCGGCTTGCTTAATCAACTCGGTGATTTCAAAAGTCGCATCCCACATCGCATCATCCAAGATTTGCGGTATCGCTTTGACTTTTCGCCGTAAACTTTCAAGGCCTTTGATTTCAACTCCCACGATTATCATTCCTTTCTAGCATAATGTTCTTGTGTGTCGAAAATGTCTGGATAGATTTGATTGTGAAATCTGGCTCTTCATCTTTGCCAACATATACGCAAACGCCATCTAGTTCGTTATGTGCCTCGTTAATCACAAAACCTTGGTATTTACATGCTTTCATTGTTTCGAGCTTGCTGCCATAGATTTGGGCATTTATCGTACCACTTGCAGCCTGTACATTCATACGCAACTCAATTGGTTCAAATGGGTATGTGATTATTTCTTCTGCTTCTTCGTCATGAGTGACTTTTCGCTTTTTTAGGTAGACTGTTTGCAAGTCTCGTTCTCTAAGTCTCATCTGAACGACCTCACTTTTGCTACTCTATAGCGATTGAGTTTTGATCGAATCTTTGCAGGAATACCAATTTCGAACGATTGAGATACACCGCCCTCAGTACGGGCTGTTTCCCCTTCGTTGCCTTCAGTATTTCTGCGAAAGATATACAAATCTTTAACAGAAGATGGCATATTGCCCACAAGCACATCACGATTGCAATAATCCAAGGCATCATACATGGCATCTTTGATATCATCTTTCAATACCTCAATAGCCGTTGGATCCGTGATAGAAAACTTACGCCCTAGTTCGACAGCAAGCGTATCTAGGACGACTTGGTTTTGTTCTTTCATAAGCTATCACACCTTACAAAGTTACTTGATTGTCATTCATTAGCTGAATCAACGCATCCCGATCAGCTTCTTCAGGAATATCAATCTCTGCAGCCTCAAGCGCTTTGCGCAAAGTAGCTTCTTTGACTCCCTTGAATGGAACATTTTCAATTTCTTCGATTTTATCAAACAAATCATCATTCATATGTTCGTTTTCAATCGTTAGTTCTTTACCAGAAACATATCGTTTCCCCGCATAAAATACGGGGATATCTTTTACTTTGACTTTAAACATTGTTTTTCCTCCTATGCGATTGGTTGTGCTTGGAATACTTCATCAGCAGCTGCAAATGAAGGCAATGCAGTTGCAACAGCTTTCGTCCAAGTTCCGACAGGATCACGCGTTTCATCGTAAACAGATGCCAATACATTGCTGACAAGCGTAGTATCAACTGCTGGGTCACGAGTTAAACGCGTTTCTTCAGCGGTTGGCCCATATAATGTTTCACCCAACAAGTCGTCATTGAACATTGCAAATTTGTTTTCTGGGAAATATTTCTTAGTAGTATATTTCCCATTAGCTTCCTGTACTTTGTATTTTTCATCGTAAGTACGGATCACTGGATACCCATGAGTTTCCATGAACGCATCCAAGTCAGCTTGAGAAACTATACGACCAGAATCTTTACCGAAGATTGCAGCAATGATTTTAGGATGGGTAGCAAGCGCACGATAAATTTTGCGAGAAGTCAATGCACGAGTTGGCTTAGTATCCAATACATCAATCCAACGTTCAATATCAGCTAATGGATCAGAATTTTCATTCGTCCATACATTTGTGCCAGTCAAAGCTTCTTTATGTTCAGCAGGCACATGGTAATCAAGCGTGAAGTTCAAACCATTTTCTTTAACAGTCACTTGGCCAGCAGCTAATACTTCCATCCGCATAGCTTCAACACGAGCCCGGACACCAGCTACTAACTGATCGATGTCATTGTAGACTTGACCTACTACATATGCTTGTTCTGCAGGCGTGCGTGGATTCTCTAATGCAATGATGTCTGTTTCTTTCAATTGCATTTTGCGTTTGATCAAGCTCAGTTCCAACTCTTGCTTATTAGCAATACGGCTGCCAATTTCCGCCTCAGTATCGAAGTCGTGGATAGATGCCGCGATAGGGATACGGCTACCACCGCTTAATTGATCCAATTTCAAAGAAGGTTGTTTGCGTTCAGGGAAAAGAGTTTCACCTAGCAAAGGTTTATATTCGCGATCACGAACATAGCTTAAAACTTCATTCTGTGTAAATAATTCCATAATTGTTGGCATGTTTATTTCCTCCTGCTTTCTTTTATTCTCCGCTGCCAGCGGCTACTTTTGGTTTTTTGTTAGCATCTAAGAAAGTGATATTCTTCAATGAAGTGATTGCAGCATCCGTGGGTGCTTCTGGCAAACGATCAGCCAAAACATAACCACCTACAAGGATCGCTACTGGTTGCGAGCCTGTTTCGGCATCCGCAGTTACTGAATTAAATACAATACCTAAAGCTGTAGCGTCATTCGCTGGATAGATTTCACCTGCTTCGAAAGATTTGTCAGCTTGATAGGTAAAGTTTTGAAATTTTGCACTAGCTAAGAAGTTTAAATGCTCAGCTGTTTTAATTGGTTTTACGTACATTTGTTTTTCCTCCTATTTTTTTTATTTCCAAAAGTTGTCGTTTTCTGCTTTTGCACGACTGTTTGCATTTTTGGCATATTGACTACCGATTGATTCTGCACCTGAACCACCACCGTTACCTGCTGGGTTATCAGCTGATCCTGCAAGACGAATGTTGACTGCTTGTTCAACTGCTTCACGAAAGGCTTTAGATACATTGCCATAAGCTTCATCCAAATTCTTTTCATCACCGCCGAACAGTGGTGCCAAAACAGTTGAGAGCGAATCAGGCAGTTTATCAGTAGCAAGCCGTTTGATTGTACCCGCTTCGTCTTTATCCCGCTTCAGAGCCACACGATCGGCTTCTAATTGATCACGTTCTTGTTGCAACTCGTATTGCGCTTTTTCTTCGGCAGACATTTGACCTTTTTTCTCAGCATCTTTGATTTTTTTATCTGCTTCTTCTTGCCATTTAGCCTGTGCTGTTTCGATAGCTTTAGAAATACGTTTGTCAACAACAGAATCAAATTCAGATTGGCTGGTAAAAGAAATTGTTTTACTTTCTCCATCGCCTTCACCGCTACCTTGACCACCGTCTGCACCATCACCATCGCCACCATCAGCAAAGAATTGCAGTTTCATCTTCATCAACCGATTGCCGCATTTTTGTCCTACAAATTGGTCCATTAACAATTTATTCTCTTTCATAGCTTTCTCCTTTACCCATGCACACTCAAAACAGGCATAACAAAAAGCACCCCATCCACGCATTCGCCCAAACACAGTGCTCTCACTTTTGTATTCTATTTTGAACCCACACACGTTATTAGATTATTGCTCACTTAATTTGTAAAGCCCCAAGTAGCTAATGGGCTATTTTGCTTGCTGATAAGCTTTTTTTAATTTGTTATAGCCATTTTTGTTGCCGTATTTCAAGTTTTGGTACTCATTTAGGTTTATCGGCGAATCTTTCTTACCCAAAACATCTTTCAACGACCTGTATTCAGCATTGTCACGCTTGGCATTGACTACTTTTCTCCTCTGTATAGCAATTTCATCATCCGAATACTTTTCTTTCAGCTTATTCATCCAGTCGTTATAGGTCGTATCATCTCTGATCGGAATAACTTTACTGCTGATAGGATCTAATGCGTTTCTAGGTAGATTCAGAGTACGTTTACTGTACATGACAGCTATTGTTCTACACCAAGGATGAAACGGCGGATACGTTCCGCTAGCACCGTTTACCTTAGCTTCAGAAACTGGATAAATTTTATGATCTTTAGCTTTACAGATTTCAGACGTTCGCAAATCCAACACAGCAACAAGCATGTACTCTTTTACGCCGTTGTCTTGCCACGCTTTTAGTTTTGCTTGGTTAGCCATGTAATTAGCTTCTGTACGAATCAAACGCCTAGCGACACCAATGGAACGGTCAAATTCACTAGCTATTGCCTTAGTCATTTCAAACTCAGACATGCCAGTCATAGACTCGACAGTGAACAACTCTTCTAGCCTAGCTGCCAAAGCTTCAGTATCTCCCCATATCCGTTTAGAATAATTCGATCCATGCCAGTGGCTATCAAGGATGTTTTTTGTATACCTGGTCGATAGTTCCTTAAACTGATAATCCTTCTTATTCCAGACCTCGATGACTATGCCATTCTTAGCATTCTCTTGCGCTTTTCGGATGACTGATTCAGCCGTTGCCTCACGATACGATTCGTGAATAGCATCTACATAGAATTCCGTCTGCTTTTCTAGTTGAATATCAGCAACTTGCTTAGAAACTAAAAAAGACTTGGCTTTCAAGTCCTCCGCACGAGTGATGCGCTCTTTAAATGCTAATGCTTGCAATCTGTTTTTTGCTGAAGCTTGTAATTCAGGATCTTTAATCTGTTTAGATAGTTTTCTCAACTCTGTTAAATCTTCAACTGATGTTGTTTGGTTCAGTATCCGTTTAGCCTCATCCTCAGATAGTCCAGATCGTTGCTGAGAGCGAGTAAATAGCTTCCTAACCTTTTGGGTTAAATATGTTTGTGCTTGTCTATACGCTTTCGCCACAGCTTCCTCAACTTTGATTGCATCATCGTTTATCTTTTGTTCAGCATCAACATTGCGGCGTTCCCAGTAGGATAGCTTGCGTTTCTTTTGAGCCATTTAATCAGCTCCTTATTTCACCCCACCAGTTAAAATGCTGATAGAAAATTTTAAAGCTTGCTCTTCGTTAAATCCCTCTTCTAAACATTTATCGAACAAATATTTCCCTTGCTTCGCTATATAATCAAAACTTTTTTGCATTTCAAAGAAAGTAGCTTCAAGTGTTTGATTGTTCTCGTTCATCTTCATTAGCTCTTTTAACTGTTGTTCATTCATCTTCTTCGTCCTCCTCTGGCTCATCATCCAAATCTGAATGACTATCTTCAGCTTGTACACCTAACACTTTAGCTTGGAGTTTCATGTTTTCCTCTTTTTGCTGATTCAGCATTTCAACCACTTCTTGTGGATTATCGATATCATCCAACCAACCTAAGCTAATTAATAACGGTATAAACTCTTGCGATTCCTTGATCTGATTTATGATATCCGATCGGTTGATTGGCAAGTTAGGTTTAAATTTGATAGTTGTTCCTTCGACATCCACATTATGACCTTTTACATTCAAAATATTTTGCAACAGTTCCAAACGCTGCATGATCCCATCTTCCAAGTATCCAATTTTGATTGACAATACAAGCAGCAATCCAAACAACTTATATTTCATTGCTTCTCCGGATTGAGTACCAGCAAAGTTTTCATCATTCAGATTAGGTACATAGGTAGTCTTGTGGAAATCATCAAGTAAAGAGTCAGCAAGTGTTTGTACTTGAGTTTCATCAAACGTGTTAGTAGCATACTGAAAATCTCCACCATCTGATTTTGCTGGCGCTTCAATGGCCATGGTTCCATTTATCTCTTCTGGTTTTTCATCTGGCAAACCAAATCCGAACATAATCATAATCGCTTTGACGAAGTTTTTCTTGTCTTTGATACGATCAGTTTGCAGAATATTATATCCATCAATCTGAGACAGTTGCTGCTCGTAGTCGCCTTGCTTTTCTTCGTTGTTTCTAAACTCAACCACAGGCACATCCTTGTAGTAATGTGATTTAACTTTAGGATTCGGAGATTTATTGATTAGGCTTGTAGGATCTAATCGCTTCGTTTTAGATAGATAAGTGATCACCCACTTTTGAGTGTAAACTGTTATCTCCCAGAACGTTCTTCTTTTCAAGTCTCGTTTCTTGACCATACGAACAGCAAATAGTTTCGTGCGATCGATAGTATCATCAACCACTAAAAACATCCCTCTAGGGTCAATCCAAGCAATTTTAGGCACTGTTTCCGGAACATCGTTTCCTTCTGTGCCAGGTTTAATAGCAAGGTAATGCAACTCAAGACCCATGCCCATTGTTGATAAACCTTTTTCTAGTTCCTTGTCGTGTTTCTTAATTTTCATCTTTTCTAATGCATCGGTAACTGGTGTAATATCTTTATCCTTTGCTGGTGCATAAGAGACAGGAGCGCCCACTGTGAATCCCACCATCATATCCGTTACATATTTAGCATTGTTGACAAAGATTTCATCCATATCGTGTGGCGTTCGGATCTTCGTTTGTCCGACCTTATGTGGTTTACCTTCGTAGTAATCAAACAACATATCAAGCCGCGGTATTTCTTTTTTATGCTCATCCATGCAAAAATTGATTACTTCCATACTTGGGTTATTAATATCACCAGCTAATTCACGATCAATAGCGATTGCCATTCTTTCACCTTCTTTATTCCATCCATGTAGGACGATTAGTAATTTTAACTTTGTTGCTCTTGAAGATAATCGTGTAAACGAAATATCTTACGGCATCCATTGCATGGTCATTTTGCTTTATAGGCTTATCCTCTCCACGATCCATTGCTTTAGAATCCCATATATAAGAACTAAATTCCTTTAGGGTATTCACACAAGAGGAATTAAACGCTATTTTTTCTTCGTTAAGAAGAGTACCAACAAAACGAATGCCATCTAGCACATCATTTTTTGCTTTTCTTATTTTGAAGTTTCTCTTCTTTAATTCGGCAATAAAAGAAGCAGCGGACGGATCCACAATCACTTCTTTAATACGGATGCCTTCTGTAAACTTCTGTAATTCATCAGCAAATTCACTATCGGTCTTTTGTTTCTTGCTATCACGTCCAGAATAATAGAATTCTTTTACGCAATACCAGATGCCATCTTTGCCTTTTTGCCACAACAAAAATACGGTAGCGTTCTGCGTACCGTAGTCAATGCTTATATAATTATCACCAAAGATGAAATCAACTAATTTATTGTAGACATGCTTTGATTGATCAAACATATCGTAAATGATACCTTCAGCAACTGTCCACAAACCAAGAATATACCGTTTGTAGAAGACTCCTGAATACATGCTGCGATATCTCTTCTTGATAGACTCATCTAAACTAAGATTGTCATCCATCGTAAAGTGAAGATACACCAAATTTTTTTCTTTAATCTTGTCAATCCAATTCAGTTTGAACCAATGATATGGGCCATCTGGGTTGCAGTTAAACCAAAACTTGGAACCTTTCTCGGAACAACGCCCAGTCGCTTGGTTTACAAAGGATTCTGGCATAAGTGCTACTTCATCAAAAAACATGCCAGCTAATGTAATACCTTGAATCAAGTCTTGAGATCGTTCATCTTTACCACCAAAAACATAGAAGTAATTGGTATTGCCTTTTTTAGTGACTTCCAGCATGTTGTCAGCACGATGGTCTTTGTAACGATATCCTCTTGATAGAAGCATGAGTTTTAACCAAAAAAGAACATTCCGCCGAAATGAGCCGATTGTTTTACCTGCCATACCAAGGTTTTTGCTGTCAAATGTTGACATAGCCCACATGACATAAGATAAACACATTGAAATAGTCTTGCCAGAACGAATAGCGCCATCTGCTATGATCCCGTCTTTATCTTTGACAGCAGACTTTTTTGTCCACCATGTAAGAATCATCTTCTGCTTTTTGCTGAAAGGTTTGAATTTGAAAACCGCCTGTTTTAC